CAATAACTACTTCTCTGATCCGATGACTTTTACAGGTTTCCGTAAAGTCACACCTTCTGAGCGATCTCGTCTTGGAGATATGAAAGATGATGCAGCAAGAGCACCGATATCATTCGTAAGCGCTACTGTTGATTGCTCTATTTTAGTTCTAACACTGTTAACAAACACCCCTTTCCCTCTAAACCATGAGACGGTGAAATGGCGTTGTAGTGAAACCAACATCAGTGAGAAATCTAATTTTGTACCACCTTTATCTAGGAATAGAGTATCAACATTAGTCATTGTCCGAGTCACAAGCGTAAAGGCAGGGATTGAGTCTGCCTTATCCGAATCAGGTGTCAAGACATCTGTAATCGGGTTTCGGAAGGCATCAATCAACTGCCGTTTCGACATAGCAGAAAGTGAAGTCACACCAGCGCGAAGTCCTGAAAGTAGAATAGAAATCCGCTCTACCTCTGCGATCGTCGCGGTGACTAAAGGGTGGAAAGGAGACATCTCTCCCAACTCAGCCTTCAAAGAAGCGATCTTCTTTGTAGACGGAGTCGGAAGATCGGTTATGTTAACCATATAGAGAGGGATTCGAGCCTTATCGATAACGGCTCTGTTGGCCGCTTCTGACTCACGAATTAGTGCATCGAGACGTTTTATTTGCTCGACTACGGCAGTGTAAAGATAACCCTCTATAATATCAGTTTGTGATGTTAGGACACCATCGTACATGTTCTCGACATTCATAGAAGGAGAGAGCGGTCCTACAGGACGACTCAATCCAGTTACTTCACCAGGGAGGGCGTTTAGAACTAATAGCCGTGAACGTGTTTCACGATCTACTAATCCCATAGCAGCTTGCATCGACAAGTTAGGATCCGAGTAAAATCCACGAGAAGTCAAATTCTCCTGTAAAGCGACCGAATTTAAAGGATTGTTTCCAACCTTAGCGATCAACTTCACAGGTATGGCCGATACTTCAACACCCGAGATAAATAATCTCTTAGCAAGTTCCCCGACAGGGAGTGATCCCGCAGAATGGAGCCACGACTTATCTAGGTTAATCTTAACATCAAAGGAAGCCATCAATGTTTGATATTTTGCGGCGACGGCATTGTTCCAGATGGTCATATCATCCCCTATGATCGCGTAGTCCGTGAAAGAGCCTTCAACCCCGGCTTGTGTAGCCGCTATTTGGATTGCAACATGATGAGATAAGGCGAACATCGGGAATGATGATTTAGCACCCATAGGTTGCCCAGCACCGTATGTGTAGCTTTCACCACCACTCCAAAATGAACGTGCAGTCAAGAGACTCTTCCAGTTTGCCGCAGGCTCAGTTGCCCCCAGAAGATGGCTCAGGACTGCCTCCTGGAAGCTAATAGGAAAGCGATCAGTTGCTGCTGATAAGTCGAAAGACGAAACCTGTGCTTCTGGTCGCG